GCGGCAGAAGGACTTTTCGGTGACAGCATAAGCGATGATGACGATGAAGAAGGCGAGGACGACGAGGAAGAAAAGAAGCACGAACCAAGCACTCCCGCTTCTCGTTTCAAGCTATATACCGGCGCAATTATGGCAATCTCGCGCGATGAAAACGGCGAAATTCCACAGGTCGGGCAATTTGCGGCAGGTAACGCAGAGAATTTCACCCGCGTTTTTGAAAACGACGCTCAACGTTTCAGCGGCGCAACAAACGTGCCACTCGCGCAGCTAGGCGTTCTCTCTAACACATACACATCTTCTGACGCTCTCGGTGCGGCTAATGATCCTCTTATTCTTGAAGTCGAGACGGCTAACAGGCGCAACGCCGAAGTGCTCGAAAACATCGCTCGTATGATTATGGCAGTTGCCAACAACAAAGCACTAGACGAACTCACCGACGAGCAGAACAGCGTTCAAGCGTACATGCAAGACCCGAGCATGCCTACAATCGCGGCACGTGCCGACGCATGGACTAAGATGTCCGCCGCTGATAAGTCAATCGTTGGAACGCGCGTCTACTATGAGGGTATCGGACTTTCACAGCCTACCATTGATCGTTTACGCGCCGAACAAAGGCAGGCGGGCGCACTTGATATGCTCTCCGCCATTGCTGCGAAAATGGAGGGGTAATGATACCTCGCGAAACGTTCGACAGGTTCGACACGTCATTACAGACCGCTGCAACGCTCGCAGAAAATGCCGTCGTTGAGCTTATGAGTAACACCGTCGGTATGACCGACAAGCAAACACAGGCATATCTATTGCAGCAATACCCCGCACTCGTTAAAGCGTACGGCAATCTTGCAGCGGCGGCCGCCGTCGAGTATTACAACGATTTACGCGCCACGTATGACCTCGACAGCGACTATACGGCGACCATTCCCGAGATTAACAAGCATTATCAAGCAATCGGGGACGTTAACCGCACGCTAGAAGAAGCCGACGACATAACGCAGGTACAAAGCAGTCTTTCTGCGTTGAGCGGCCGCCGCGTCATGGAGTATGCCGACGATACCTTCACCGACAACGCATTGCGTGACCCCGCGCACCCACGTTGGGCATTGATACCACATGCGGGAGCGTGTGCGTGGTGCTTGCTAATCGGTTCAAACGGCTTTGTTTATTCCGAGGACGGCGTACTCGCTTCAAGGCATACGCACTGTAAGTGCACACCTACAGTTGACTTTGGAAATAGTCCAGGCGTGCAAGGCTTCAACCAAAAGAAGCTGCAACAGTATTACAGCACGGCGCGCGCGTCTGTCGAAGATGAAGCGCGTACACAGTGGGCGGCAATGTCGCCCGAGGAACGCAAGAAGTACACGCGAACGCGTACGACACGCGACGGCAGAAAGGTTGGCGGAAACACGCCGTCATACGACGCTTACCTGCGAAATAAGATAGTGTCGCGTATGGCAAAACAGTTACACATAGCAGAACATAAACACTAGGAGAAGCGGCGAAAGCCGCTTTTTTCATGTCGAAAAGCCGCACGGCTTGCAATGGGCGCAAAGCCTAGAAAGAGGAACAAATGAGCCAGGAAGAGACACAGGCAACCGAGGGCGCAAAGCTCGAAGAAACCGTCGAAACAGTCGAAGTTGAGCAGTCACAGGCAGAAGAGCCAAAAGAGCAGGCAGAGCCAACGACCGACTGGAAGGCAAACTCGCGCAAGTGGGAAGACCGCGCAAAGTCTAACAAAGAGCAGCTAGACGAAGCATTGAAGAAAATCGAGGAGTTACAGGCTTCACAGGCTACCAACGCAAACGAGCAGCTAGAGCAAGCCAACGCAAAAATCGCGGAATTGCAACTCAAAATCAAGGTTTCCAAGGATACGGGCGTTCCCGTGGAGCTGCTACAGGGTTCAGACGAGGAAGCAATCACCGCAAGCGCAAACGCGCTCACTTCTTACGTTCAATCGTTCGCCAAATCAAATGCCGCATACCCGCTAGATAAGGGCGGCGCGGCACATTCAACCGCAGGCAATGTCGAGGACATCGCCGACCCCGTGGCACGCGTACAGGCGCGCGCCCGAACTTTACTTTAAGGAGCAAAAATTATGGCAGCACCAGCAAACATTGTTAACGCCGCAGCAGTTAACGCTTCTCTTGACGTTGAGGTATTGAAGAACTTCCGCGGCCAGTATGACCGACTCGCAGAAATTCTCGGTATCTTCTCTCCAGAGGTTGTCGCAGCAGGCACAGCAATCTATCAGACCAAGTTTAACGGCACTCTCAACAACACCGCTTCCGGCACTGGTTACGTCGAGGGCGACGAGGTAGCACTCTCTAAGTTTGGCGTTGACAAGGTTGCAATCGACCCAATTCAGCTCGTCCCATACCGCAAGATGACCACCGCACAGGCAATTCTCAAGTCTGGCCACGTCCGCGCTGTTATGGGCACCGACGCAAAGATGATTTCCACCGTCCGTGCGGGCGTTGTTTCCGACTTCTTCGGCCTTCTTGCTAACGGCACTACCACCGCAAATGGCAAGGGACTACAGGCAGCACTTGCAAACGGCGTGGCTAAGCTCGGCGACGTTCTCGAGAACGCCAATGACGCAGCCGGCCGCGTTGTAACCTTCATGAACCGCCAGGACGCAGCCGATTACCTCGGAACTGCAACCATTACCAACCAGGACGTTTTCGGTATGACCTACCTGGAGAACTTCTTGGGCACAACTAACGTGTTCCTTACCTCCAAGGTACCAGCAGGCACTATTTACACCACCGCAGCAGAGAATATCCACGCTTACGCAATCGACTTCAGCGGTCTTGGTGAAGCTGGCATGCCTTATGCAATCGACGAGAGCGGCATTATCGGCGTTTCACACCGCCCAGCATATGACCACGTTTCCGTCGAGACAAACATTCTTCGCGGCGTTCGCTTTGTCCCAGAGATGAAGGACTACATCGTAAAGACCACCATTCAGAAGGCAACCGCCTAAGTTAGGACGATGAACCATGCCCACAACATTCGCAACAGTTGAAGAGTATAGACTTGACACAGGCGACCACGAGAGCGCGGCCGACCGTGTTTTAGCCGTACTTACGCAGCAGTCAGCTAAGTTGAGGGCGCGTCTGCAAATCTCGGAAAAGAAAAGACTAACCGCAGACCAACAGGCGTTAGCGCGTCTGTTGGTCACAGACGCAGCGCGTAAAACGCTCGTCCCGCCAACGCTCGACGGTTTCGGCGACATCACAGGCGCAAAGGCCGCGAGCTTCTCCGCTAACGGCTTTCAAGGCTCTGTAACAATCGCCAACCAAAGCGGCAGCGCATACTTTGACCGCGACACGCTAAACGTTCTCAAACGCTCTCTCGGGCGTTCGGCACGCATTAGCGTTATTTGCCCGTGGTAGGTGGTGTCGCATGCTAAGCGAGACAGTAGACGTTTTAACGCGTACTGAAACAGGCCGCGATGGCATGGGCGAACCAGTCTACGAAATGGCGCAAAACACTGTTGAGGGTGTTTTGGTTCGCCCATTATCCACTCTTGATATAGAAGCGCGTATCCGTGACGCAGGCAGCGCGGACGTACGCCCCGACGGTATCGAAATCAAATATTCACTCGCTTTCCCTAAAACGTACACGGGCGATTTAACGCACGCAAAGGTTGTGCTCGTTGACCGTGTACGCAATGGCGACCGCGACGCAATGACGTTCGATGTTGTCGGCTCACCCGATAGAACGCGTCCATGCCCTACACCATGGAACATGATTGCAGAAATCGGGGTGCAGCATGGGTGATGTGAGTTTCGAGCCGGTGCATATCAACAAAGCAGCCGTGCAGGAAATATTCAAAAGTCCCGCAATGCAGAGCCTTGTTAAAGAACGCACGGCAGAAATCGCCGCAACAGCAAACGGAAAAGTTGAGAGTAACCGTTCATCGAAGAGCCGAAATAGCGGCAACGCATTTACGGCGACGGTAAAGGTTGGCCGCGGCACGGCGTTTGGCGTTGTTAAGCCCGCTTCTTTTGAAGGAAAACACGCCGCGTCACACGGCGTACTCGATGAATTTTTGGACTGATAACAATGCCACGACTAAATATTCAAGGCGACGTTAGACGGCGATTGCAGGAGCACTTCAAGGGCTTTACAGTCGCCGTTTCTGTTCCCGAAAAGCGAAAGTTTCCGCTTGTGGTCGTACGCCGTACAGGCGGCGCGCAAGAAGAGGGACTAGATCGCGCAACGTTGACCGTTCTTGTTTGGGATACCACAGAGCAAAAGGCATACGACGCAGCCGCGGCAGTTTCAGACGCACTCGCGCTTCTCCCGTTCTATGCAGGATACGCAAAGGTCAAAGAAACGTCTTTTTATTCCGATTTTGACACTTCAACTAAAAGCCCACGTTATCACATCAGTTTTAACGTTTGGACTTACTTACCAAAGGAGAATTAACACATGGCAGCAGAACTTAACGCAAAGCTGGCGACCGCGTCAATTCCAGTTGCAGGCCGCGGCATTTGCTATGTATCTTTCAAGGCAAACCCTACACTTCCAACCAACGCAACCGCCGATATGTCCACGCTCACAGACTTTGAGAGCTTGGGCGAGCTTTCCGACGGCGGTTTCTCTGAGAGCCGCTCTATTAGCTCCACAGACCACAAGGGCGCACACGGAACTATCATTATGACAACCATTGATAATGACACCACCAAGTACAAGGCAGCTTTCTTGGAGGTTTCCCGCGCCGCTGTTGCAAAGCTGCGTTTTGGTGATACCGCCGTTACCGAGACAACCGGCGACGTAACCAAGATTGACTTGCAGCCTTACAAGGGAACACCTCATGCCTTCGTATTCGAGGAGGAAGAGTCAAACGGTTATAAGCGTCGCACCGTTATTAAACGCGGCGTTATCTCCGCATTTGATGAGGTATCACACAAGAAGGGCGACCTTATGGCATACGGTATGGATATTACCGTAAACGATACCGACGACGGTTCACCAGCCGTTGTAATCTACCGCGCAAAGCTGAGCGCATAGCAACTATCGGACGCACCCCCTCCACGCGAGGGGGTGTTTTTTATTTATTTCAA